ACCGCGCGTCGGTTGTGCCAACTCTTTCATCAATTGGTGCAACAAGACCATATTGCCATCAAGGCTTATCAACTGATCGGCGGGATAAACATCACCATGAACCACCGCCCGCCATGTCTTGTAAAACCGGGTTCGAATGGACCACCAAGCTTGCGCCTTCATGTTACCGAAAAAGTCGCGGTTCAATAGTGATTGTTCATCATCGGGAATGATGCGATCCCAAGGATTGACCACCGATGCGCCAGCGTTCCAAGGAACCAAATCGATATCGGTTCGGGCAATCAACTTGTCATCGATAAGCCGATTGTATTCGGTCTTGACGCCCGAACCAACGCCAATCGGATCGTATTGGACCTTGATGCCCTTGCGAGCGCGCAACGCCGCCACCATGCGCCGGGTTGTAATGCCGGGATCACGTTCGCCCCATTCTTCAACGTGCCGCAAGATAATCCATTGGCGCAAGGCGAGCGCATTACGATCCATGCCACCATCGGCAACGTCCAAACCCGCCATCCATGTATCGGGAACACCGCCCGCCGGATGAAGCAAATAAGGAACCTTTAGATGGGCGTCGATTGCGGCGGCGATCCATTCATAATCGATAATCGTATTTTGAACCGCTGCACTGTAATTGCGATCAACCTCTTGCGCGAAGACGTGTTGCATCCCTTCGCGTTCGGCTTTCGCCTTGCGCTGATCATACCAAATTTGGTTCTTTTCCGGGTGATCCCGCCAATCGAAGACGAAAACGCGAGTATATCCCGGTTCGAACGTCTTGCCCGGATACCAATCAACGCCAGCTTCACGGCGACGATGGAACACATTTCCAAGACCGTTGACCGATGAAATATCAATTTGAACATCGGTATTGTCGCCAAGAGCGGCTTCGATCTTTTCCGGGCGCTCATAATGGGCGCTTTCATCCTTCCAATAGATCGTTTTCCGTCCGCCACGTCCGATGTTGTCACCACTTTCGCCGGTGATCGTCGCCCCATTTTCCGGGTTGATCAGCTTCATGAACGTCGCATGATCACGCATCTTGAACCCATCGGACATGAAAACATCGGGCAACCGCTTGATCAATAGACGCATCTTTTCAAATATACTATCGGGATCGCCTAGCTTATCGACCAACTCTTGTTTGCGTGATCCCCATCCAATCGCAATGTTCGGTGTGAACAACCAAAGCGATATCGAAATGGCGCACGCTTCCCAAGTCGCTCCAATATCACGACACTTTTCCACCAAACCATTTTGTTTATCGTGCAATAACCCCATAACATAATCGGCGAATGCATCTTGCCGATTGAAGAATATGAATGGCATCCATTTCATATCGGTCTTGCGCGGATTATATGTATCCATCCAATGTTGAATGAATTCAGCGGGACGTGTGGCGTAATACGCCTTGGCACTTTCCAGCATCGCCGCATTGGATCGCAGCGCCGTTAGCGTTGCAATACGCCATGCGAACACCGCTCGATAATCCGGGGGCCATTGATCATGTGCGAGCGCATGCGGCTTCCATGGTTCAACCACCGCTTCAAACGCGGGCGGCGGATCGAAGATATCCGCATTGGTTGGAAAGAAACCCATTTATCGCCAAACCATCTTTTTCAATCGAACCGATGGCGTCGGGATCACCATCGCATAATCAATGCACACGATCCGACCATTCAACAGCCCGTAATTCGACGGTTTGAAATCACAAAGGAATTTGGGCATCCGATCAGGCAACGCATAATCGAGCGGCAACGGATCGATCCGCTTTTGCAACAACAAGCGACCATCGGGCGACATATTGCCGCATGGTGCCAGCCAATCCGCAACCGGCTTATAACTTTCGTGATCGTTCCAAAATTTGCATTCCATCACATTGGCAAAATACCGCGATGATTGGTTTTCCACCTTCACAACCCATCCGGGCTTTAGAGCGCAATCATAAACAGTGCGATGAATGCCCGCACCGATCCAATCGCCGCAAAGCATATTGAACGCGTCTTCAAAGGTCGCTTCGTCCGCCTTATCAACCATTGATCATCGCCGCATATGCGTCGCCAGCGGCTTCGGTTGACGTTCCGGCGGGCAACATGGGCGAATTGACCGGGCGTGCGCTATCTGCCCGCCAAAACGGGTTGTCCGGCTGCAATAACCCCATGTATTGAGCAAGCATTTTGATCCCATCCAACTTGTCATGAAGAACAAACTTGAATTTACGCTTTTTCGGTCGATTAATCCCATCGCCGATTTCTTCAACTTCAAGCGTCTTTATGGCGGCGAGTTGTTCCGGCGTTGCCGTCGATAGATCGAAATACGGCATACCATCTTCACCGATTTCCATGTAATCGCCGACCGAAGCAAACGCCACGCCCATCAATTCTTTGATCACACGATGAACGGTCAATTCGGACGAAGCGGCAATATCGTTGATCCGTTCAACGATGGCAGCACGCACCAACGGAACATCAAGCAACCCATGCGAAGCTTCAATCACGTCCGCCGGGATCGCTCGATATAGCGCTAGGGTGATGCGTTCATTGCGCCGGGCCGCTTCACGTTCAACATCGGCAATGAACGCATCAACGAACGCCTTTTGCGGCGGACGCAACTGGCGGTAAGCGCTGGCAAAGCTAAGAGGCGAGGCAAGGGCGTTCATAATCGTCGCCGGTATAACGTGCGAGCGCCGATCCGGTCAATTTTTTCTGATATTTTGTCGCTTATACGCTTGACCATCACAACGATCATCGCTAGATCGCCACCATGAACATCGGATATTATGTTACGGCGATCCGCGACAATCGCACCGGTTGGCTTTTCGGTCCAATCGCGGATCACGCGGTTGCGCTCGCAATGGTGCCAGCGGTTCGCCGGTTGGCATGCACAATTGATCCATGGTGCGATTTCGATGCGTTTGGCACGTCATCCATCACCCGCGATGACAATCAGCAATTGCCCGATGGCCGCTTGAACGATCAATGGCATCGGTATCCGATATGACCAAATCACGCCGCAAATACCACACCGGCTATTATACCGCCGCGCAAGAGTTGACCGGAATATACCGTGTCAAGCCTCTTGTCGGCCCGTTCGATACGCGCCGGGCAGCACAAGCGATGATCCCGGCGACGCGCAATGCAGCGCTTCGCAGCGAAGACTATCATGCATGCAACATCATCATCACCGAAATCAAACGCAAGATTACCTTGCCGCTTCCCAACGGTGCGCTCGATTTGACCACCGCTGTTGACGATGAATGGATCAGGATCGTCACATCGTATATCGGTTGGAATTATGTGATGCGCGACCTTCAAGCGGTTGAAGGCGGCTGGCGCGGCTAATTATCGCTCGCGCAAATTATGGACGGTCGGACAGCTTCACCTTACTAATTTCCGGGTTTGCTAATATCGCATTATAAGCGATTATTAAATCATATGTCGTTTTCAAAGTGCGGCAGAATAGATCAATCAGTAATTAGTTAACTAGAATCATAGTAATAAGACTAATCTATTAACATAACTATCGCCTATAGCTATTGGAAAAACACGAAGCATTTACTAATTGCGCTGCTAATACCCGAAATATCGATTAAAGATGGAAACCCGTCACAAATTGCACAAATTTCCCAAACGCCCCATAATTCCCATCGCAACGGCTCGCAACTGCTAATCCGCCCGCTGATAGTTTGATATTGACAGGGTGGAAGGTTTATGCGAAGCGGCGCATTCGAAGGGATCGAACGCATGGCAAGAGACTTCACGCCGCCACCGAAAGCCGGTCATCATTGCCGCCATTATAGCTATCGGCTGGCACCGCGCGACGTTGCCGACGTCAGGCCGCAATGTGCCGTTGGACAGTCGTTCGAAGAACCGGGATCAACGCTGCGATGCATGCCGCCACCAAAGGAAGGCGGCGATCAGCGACCGCGCCCGCATTGCCCGGTGCGCGAAGAATGGAACGAAGCCGAGCGCGCGCGATGGGATCAATACCGCGATGACGGCATGGCGCGCCTTGTCGCCGCTCTAGCGGTCTTGCCGCGCCCAATACCGATGCGATCCGGCGGTAACGTTCCTTGCCCATCGTGCGACGGCGGAACGATCCGCTATGATCGTTGGTGGCGCGGTGCATCATTGACGTGTTCAACGCTTCATTGTTGCAACGTATCGTTCAACATCGCCGATCCGACCGATTGGCCGCAATCCAAGGATGACCAATCATGACCGATCCGCAAATTTCAGCGGGCATGGCTTGCCCCATTTGCACGCGCGGACGGCTGATCCGAATCGATACGAACGCATGGCATTGTTCGCGCGACGTGTGCAACACCGAAGCGTTCATTGACAACGAAGGCTTGTGGAACGTCCGCGACAAACCGGACGGCCCGACGCCACGCGAGCGCATGCTTACCATGATGACCACGCGGGCATTTTGGTTCGGTTTCTTCACCGGGATCGCAGTCAGCAATATCATTTGGACGCTGGCGCGATGACCATCACCATCCACGATACGCCGATCACTGGCGTCGCTAACGTCTTGCGGGACGCTTGGTGCGTTTACGAACATTACACGTTAACGCCCGGCGAGCCGCCGCAACTGATCTATATGGCGACATGCCCGCTGATCGATATTTACCGGATGCGTGAAGCACGCGACAATTCCGAATGGTCCGCCGTCACCAACAACGGGACGATCCCCATCATGTGCCGGATCGTCGCCACAACCGACGATATGAACGAAGCGCGCGATTTCGCCATACGCCACATCAAATCGTTTCCGAACATGCCACGGTGCAACCTTCACGGTTACAACATGCACAAGAGCGCCCGGCGGTTGATGTGTTCGAACGGCAAGGAATATGCCACGCAAAGCGACGCGGCGCGCGATTTGGGCGTGAACCAATCCGCTATATCGCAACACCTTCAAGGGCGCTTGCGCAGCGTCAAAGGCTTCACATTCACATACAAGGTTGCGCAATGATCCATGTCACACGCGGACTTGTTCAGCGCCTTGCCGAGCGACGAAACGCCATGGCACGAATTGCCGTGGTATCTTCAACGGTTCATCCGATCCATTTGCAGCGAGCCGCGCCATGACACAAGACCACATGCCCCGCTCGAAACGATTGAAGACAACGATCATGGATGAACCGGATCGTGTGCGCTGCCCGCATTGCAGCGGATCAACGTTCTTCATCAATGCGGAACCGGATAACGCGACGCAAGCGAACAACTGCGAATGCGTCGTTTGTCACGCGATGATTTTAATCACCTTTCCAGCGGAGTAACCATCATGCATATCATGTTAGACCTTGAAACATGGGGCAAGCGTCCCGGTTGCGATCTTCGCTCGATTGGCGCATGTGTCTTCGCGCCTGAAACATCGCTAGTGCATGATGAATCGCTTGGCACGATCAAGCCGTTTTACGTCGCGACGGATAACCCGGAAATACCGCAATCAAATTCGATGATGGTTCCGGTGTTCAAGTATCCGCTTCATCGCGATCCTCAAACCGTCTATTGGTGGCAGGATCAAAGCGCCGAAGCGCAAGCCGTGTTCACCGATCCCGTTGACCTTGCCGACGCGTTGACGTTGTTCACCGGATGGTTGGAAGCGACCGGCGCGGCTGGCGCTGATCTTCGCCTATGGTGCCACGGCCCTAGCTTCAATCCGCCCATTCTCGCCGCTGCCTATGACGCATGCGGCTTGCCGGTTCCGTGGCACTATCGAGCGCCACGCGACACGCGGACGCTGTTTGACGCCGCCGGGATCACCGATCACAGCGCATTCTTGAACCGGTTCGCGGCTGGCACATATCATCACGCCTTGGACGATGCGATTTGCCAAGCGCGGGCGGTGTGCGAGGCGATGGCGATGATAACCAATGGGCGCATGTCCTAACCAATGGGCGATATTTATTCACGCGTGTATCATTTGCCAGCAAGGTTGAAGAACGCGCGTGATAAAGCCCGCACGATCCAAAGGCGGATCGATTGGCTTGGCAAGGATGCGCGTTGGCAGGATCATCAATCGTTGATGCACGCCAACACCCGATTGCGTTCGTTGGAAAACGAAGCGCGGCAATACCACTTTTGGGATTTGCTTGTTGACACCGATGAACCATGATCACGCATCATCGGGTTTATTCCCAACCTTGCAAGCGACCATAAGCGTTCACGTCGCCAACCATCGCGAAATGATACAAGTGCGAGCGGGTTTCGCGGTCTTCCTGAAAATACGGACGAGGCGCGCGTCCGCTCGATACATACCCCATCGCTTCAACCACCGATCCAATGACCGCCGGTGATACCGACCGGGCAACCGCACCGCTCGCCTTGATCCGGTTCGTCGCGGCGATTGTGCTGATCCAACCATGCCGGAAGCCGGGAAGCTGATCTTCAATCGCTTCGATGATCACCCGTTCAATTGGCGAGCGCGACAAAACCACCGCTTCACCGCTGCTAGACGTATCCGGCGAGCGCATCGGGATCGCCCCGCGTTCGATGGGATAATTCAACAGGAAATCGGTAACGATAGCCGTCCCGTTTTCTGCCAACCAATCATAAAGCCATTTGAAATAATTGCTATCCATGCCGCGATCAAGCAAATCTTTCGCGGTTTGAAGCGGCGAATAGAAGATGGCGAACCGCCGTCCATTCTTGTTCACCGGGATCGCATCTTTGTAATTTGTGAAGAAACACCAATTGGAATAGTTGTCTTCCAATTCCTGATCTTGCCCTTTGCCTTGGATTTCAATCGTTTCTTCGCTGATCATCGGCTTCAAGACTTCGATCAAATCTCGCCGGTCATCAACTTTGATTTCGTCGGCGAGAATGAACAGCTTGTTGCGCATCCATGCGTTGAATTGCGATCCGCTGTTGGTCAATTCCTTGGCGTTCGGAAAATAGACGTATGGACGCCCCATCGCATGCGTCATGATCCGCTTCAAGACGCCTTTGCCCGCGCCTTCGGTCGATTGGATCACCGGTGCCCATGGTATCTTATGACCGGGATAGCGAACGTTGTGCGCCAGATAGTCCAAGAGAATACGCTGATCGCCAGCATCGGGCAACATCGCCGCAACGTGCCGAAGGAACGGCGACGCATCACCGGGAACCCGGCGAGGATGAAGCGGCTTATATGAGTTGATGCCTTTGCGACCAAGATCATCAACAACAATGTCATGATAACCGGCGTGTGGCAAAAAGCGAATATGATCAACCTTGGGAACCGTCCAAAGCGTTGACCGCGTTGCCGCTTGCCAAGCTTCGTTCGTCATTTTGCCGACCGTATCGATTATGAATTTTTTACCACCGAACGCGGCGTTGAATTGACCGGGACTAAGGAACCGGCCATCATCGGTAAGCATCAATCCAAGGTTTATAACGAACGTGCAACCCTTGAACCACTCGCGTTGTTCAAGGTGTGTCAGATACTCGCCGGAACAGTCTAGGGGCGGCGGCGCGGGCATCGGTGGCGCCCCGCTCCCATTCGTCGCCGGTTGCGCGCCCATGGGCGGCACGGCAGGCGCTGGCGACGCGCCCGGCACGCTTCCCGACCTATCGACGCCGCCGAAGCTGATCGCAGCTTGAAGCGATGGCACGCGGCGCAACAGCGACGGCCATCCTAATTCGGTATTTCGAATGGAATTCCATTGCTTCAAATTCTCGCCGGGATCGTTGGCATAAGGCTTGCCGTCCGCACCAACGCCGCCATATCGATTGCACCAATCCGACCACACGTTAAACAGCGTTTCAGGATCGGCGAGCGTCCAACCGGCTTGTTTTATAGCGGACGTGATGGCGATCCAATCGCCACGGTCAAGCGTGTTAGGGTCTAACAACGATAAGCCATGTTTCAACCAATCGAGCGACGGTGCGGCAAGCGATGGTTCGCCTAGATCATGACGAACACCAATACCGCCATCGATCACGTTGACCGCTGCATACGCGGCTTCAATCGTTTCGATGGGATACCATTGACCGAAGCCGGGCAATTGCCAGCACGTCACTAGATGGGGATTGGCAGGGTCTTTAAGATGGAATGTGCCGGGAACACGCATCACCCGCGTTGCATCAATGATCCGCTTATCACCATCGAAAACTTGCCGAAGCTTACGTTGCAGCAATTGGAAGCGATCATTACCTTGAAACGGTGCGACCGCCCAATAAACATGAAACTTGTTCGGCGAGGATTGGACGGCGAACGATGGTGACGGATACGAACCCGCCGCCGCGTCATAATTTTGCCTCGCTGATAGGTTGTCCAAATCGACGTAATGCGCGCGAATATAGTGAACGTTCGCTAACTCACGACCAACACCATCCATCGCCGCAATCGTCGCGAACACGCCATATCCTTGCGCGTTCATTTCGGTCAACCAATTCCACCATTCGGGCAGCGTGCCGCGCCGGGCATGGCCGGGAATTTCCTTGTTGGTATCATGGATCGCCCGCCAATCGATCACGGCAACGTTCGGATCGCCAGCGAACGCGGCGACGAACGCCCATGCCGACGCATATTCAGCGCCCGTCATGTGACTTGCTCGCAACGAACGCTTCAACGTCCGACCGTCGCCATTTAGGCGGTTTGCTGCCCGGAATTGGCGGCACTAGGCATGCGTCGCGCTTGATCCAATTGCGGATTGTTCTCGGATGACATCCAAGTTTTTCCGCAATTTGCTTTCCGTTTAAGATCGACCCGCCCGTCATATGCCTTCGGAATAGGTTAATCCGGGGCTTCCCGTCAATGCCTCTTTTTTCCCCTTTTGCACTTGACGCCGGGCGCGGCGGCGTGCCATCACTCGCGGTCAATCAGGCGAGGGATTATCGCGATGACCAAGACCGTTCTTTATTACACGTTGCGCAAGTTTCGATACGGCAAAGCCGAAATCGTCGGCGTGACAAGTGAAAAGCCCGGTCGCTATTATGGGCATGAAGAACCATACAAGATCACAACGCACGGCAAAACCGCCGACACAATCGGACGGTTCGCGACGCTTCAAGCCGCTCGCGACGCCGCTAGCACCATCGAACAAATCAAAGCACAACACAAGTTGCGGATCGAAGCCGCAAAAACCGCTTACAATGCGGTTCTAGCTGGCGAGCGCAAAGCGATTGACGAATATATCAAGGCGCTTGGCGATGCTTAGAAACAGCTGGAAATCGCGGGCGCAAGCCGCCGAAGCCGCCGCCGCACAAGCGAAAGAGTTGTTGGAAGGGTTGGCGCTTCGATTGGAAGACCGCGCCGCATTGATCAGCATCGTTCGCGACGGTCGCAAGCTTCGCTTCGGCTTCGTTCGCAACGGCAAATTAACCTATGTCGAATGCATGGGAACATGGGATGATGACGTTGACGCTTGGAAAAGGGAATTGCTGAAATGATGAAACTTGCCGCCTTGATGCTCGCAACAGCGATTCCCGTAACCGCACATGCCAGCGAACCGGATTGGAACGAAATCAAGCGATATGAAATCGCGTTTCAGGCGTTGAACGCCGCCGACGCTGCACAAACTTGCGATTTCCTCGCACGCGGGCGGGCATACGAAATGAACCCGATCCTTGGTCGCCACCCGTCTTGTCCGAAGGTGATTGCTTTCAAGATCGCTGGCGGCGCGGTTCATTATGTGTTGATGCGAGCGATCTTCAAGAATGATCCGCGTGCGGCACGATGGGCGGAAATCGTGACCATCGCCATTCAAGGCGGTGTGGTCGCTGCCAACCTTCGCTTCACCTTTTAAGGGATCGATCATGGTCATATTCCAAGGTCTTGATGACAACCCGGTTTGGATCAATCCGGGCGCTGTTGTCGCGGTACAAACCGCTTACGGGCCTAGCAGTATCACCGGGCAACTGATCGTTGTCGGATCGTTGATGCTCTTTGCTGGCGGCGCTAACGTCGCCGTGAAGGGTGATCCCGCAAGCATCGCCCAACAGCTTCAATTAAACTAGGGGATCACCAATGGTCAATCGTGTTCCATATTTTGAGGATGCCAGCGGCAAACCTTGGAAGACCGAATTCGAAGCTTGGAAAGCCGATATCGCGCTTTGGCTTGTCGCAAGCGAAGCGATTAACGATGCGAGCGCAACGGTTCTTGTTTCTTATATTGCGAGCGGCGGAAGTGACCGCGCCGACGAATTGGCGCAAATGTTGAATGCCTTCAAAGCGACCATGCCAGCGATAACAGCTATCGCCGTCGCCAACGAATTTCAACAACCGGCAAGCCCGCCGCCACCGCTCTATCGTTTGCCCAACCTTCACGCCGTCCGCGCCCGTTGCATGGGCGGCGGGAGGTGCAACCATGGGCGGGACGAATGCACCGCCGATCCCGATTATCAACGTTGGATGAAAATCGAAGCCCGGTGACGGCTGATCTTCCGACCTTCGAA